ATATAATGTAGGAATTTGAAACCTTATTAAAAAAATCGACCACTTTTTTAATAAGGCGACCGATCTATACCTGCTCCGCTAATTTTTCCCTTTCGTAATCGCGAAAGGCCGCAATCGCTTTGTTGTACTGCTTCAATCCTTCGTCAATTTCTCCATTCGTTCTGCCATATTTGAGTGATACCGCTGTAGCGCAGGAGAGATCCGCGGTAGCCGCTAAAAGGTTAAGTTTTACGACCTCGCTCTTTTTTCGTTCTTCTTCCCTTTTGTCTGCAGCTTTATCCCGTTTATTTTGCTGTCTGCCAAAAATCGCAAGTACAATACCGCTCAAAAGAGCAGGCAGGGCAGACCACGCAATCTGTGTAAGCATGTCCATTATTTGCCCAGTGCCTCCACAATATTTTTCAGCGGATTCTCACGGCAGAGATCTCGGAATTCTTTGCTCTGTTCCATCAATTCTTTTGATCTTGTCAGGTGATGATTGGTGATGTACATATCAACAGCCACGCCCACATCGACATTCTGTACCAGACAGATTTCACGGACCTCTTTCGCATGTTTCACGAAAGTATTTGTTTTTGCAATTTCCTTATAGTTTCTTTCCATGTTAAACCTCCATTTCTGCCGGTGCGCCCGGCTCTTCCGCTGTTACTTCTTCCCATGATGCCGGCAGTTCCTTCGGGCTATGTACCGTGTTGGCTGCCGTGCATCGATATGTTTTCCCCTCAAATAAACAGCACTCGTCGACCTGATACATGCCGCGAGTGCCTTGAGGGGTTACATATTCTTTTGCTGTTGCTGGATCCGTCGTATGACAGATGTCCCAAAGACTGACCGCTTTATCCGGAATCCAGTCTGGCTGATCTGTTGCGTCATGCACCTGCCACAGCTTGTACACCTGATCTTTGTATTTGTACGGCGTACCGATCGGTACGCCGGTGAAATCCCGCTGCCGCCACGTCGGAATCTGTTCTTCTGCCGCGATCAGAGCTGTACCATCGGCATTACCATTTACTGACTTTTTTGCCAGTGCTGCGGCATCTGCGGCGCCCTGTGCGCGCATAGCGTTTAAAACGATTGTTTTGCTATCCAACAGACTCAACCCCCTCTCTGTAGGCATCTGCGAGTGCATCCCACGTCACCGGTTCTGTTTCCGCCTCTGGATCTGGATCTGGAGGAAGAGATGCCTTCCATTTTTCCCACGCTTCCGTTTTTGGAGAGATGCCGGTCACCTGGGTTCCGTCGTGTTCTATCAAAACGAAACCGTTATATTGAAAAAAGACCTCTAAAAACTCTTCTGAAATAACAAGCAAACCTTCTGCATAGTTGCTCTGCGGAGCAGGATATGCGCCGCTGCTGTTGGGATTCTTCCTAATATACAAAGCACACCTCCTAACCTATCGCTATGTACAAATATTTTGTATTGTTAGCATTCAGCTGCGCATCGGCGTTCTTCCCTGACCAAGATGCCGATGTTGATGACCACACTATTTCGGCAAGAGCATTGCTGTTTCCGTCGGAGCTTTTTGCATTAAATGCTGTACTTCCATATAAAGCGATCATGCCTGTGGATGATATGGCCGATCCTTCTAACTTACCAGCTGAAGGTCTTATAATAAGTAGCTTCGGGACGAAATTAAAAGTTAGTGTGTTTGGATTTGAAGCACCATACGTTCCTGTACCGGTATATTCTCCAGTCTCTATTTTTACTCCGTTGCCGACGTAATTTCCTAATAAGTCTACTAACCGATATTCGATACTCTTAGTTATCTCTGACTTATAAACACCGTAAATATTAGAAGCATTAAGTCCTCCCGGAAAGAGGGAGACAGTTGGACCGTCCTTCGGATACATAGTAACCAAAACTACATCAGAACTAAAATATACACTTTTAATCTCGACGGTATTTGTTTTTGGGTCTACAATCCAAAAATCTGTACCATTATCGAGAAATATTAGAGCTTTTCCAGCAGATGCTCCTATATGATAGATATCACCTGTACTATCCGAAGTATATAATCGATCGCTCCAAGAGCCTGCGGAAATGTTATATGCTGAAACAGCGGGTTTTTTTCCAGTATAAAAGCCACTCCAACACATAACAATATAGCCACCTACATGTATACATCCACTAACAGTATCGTCAGAGTTCATGTTTGGAGGTCGAGTAAGATTTGTCTTAGAACTTTCAGGATCTCCTGTAGTGTAACTAATTTGGACAGAGCCTTCCGTGCTCCACACGACGTATACTCCGTCATTGTATGATGCCTCTTTAGTGGATCCAAAACTACTTTTTGAAAAAATTAAGTCGCCGCCCGATTTTGTAATTTTTATAGCAGTGTAACCTGCAGAGTATTCATCTGCTGCAAATATAAACCCCCAATCATCATTCCCGATTACTCTCTTATTTCCGCCTATTCGGTCATCGTCGCTTAGATTCCAATCAAGAGTTTTTTCTGTCCAATTTATACCATCTTTCGATATCAAAATTACAGGATCAGACTCTGTTCGGCTATTAGGTATTATAAAATGCCCGCATACATAACCCATATAACCAAATACTTCGGAAGAATAGTCCCAAGGAGTACTAACTGGGTTCATCGTCTCGCAGTAATCATCCGAATAGTATATTCTATCACTGCTATCTCCGCCCATACGAGCAATCACTCTACCCTTACCGTCGGACGTTATTTGTCTAAAAAGCTCGTCACCATAATTGTTGGTTACATAAGAATAAGTATCCCAAATGCCAGACTCTATTTCGCTTTTCTCCCCGAAAATAGCTCTTTTCCTCTCGGCGCCAAGAATTTTAAACATATCGTCTGGAACCGCCGTATCAGTAGGTTTCTCATATAACTCCGCCGTTTCATCGCTTAGCAAAGTTGCCTTATTTAAAGGTGTGCCAGCCTCAACAGGCTCATCCGCTCTCTCAATCGTCGCATAATACGGCGCGCCCTCATTTTCTGGGGTAACGTAAACACGCCCCGGATATTTTGGTACTCTATCTTTCATTTTCAAGCCTCACTTTTCTACCAAGATCGTTACTCGTTTTTTTACAATCTCTCCCGCAATCTCGAATGTAAACTCCATTGTATACCCTCCTGCGACCGGCGGCTCAAGCATACAGATCAAATCATTTCCGCTGACAGTCGGTGTGCCTGAGGCGATTACCTCTCCGCTACGCATCAACTTATATTTTGGATTCCGAATCGTAAAATCCTGCCCACCTGCAGTAATACGTACTGTCAAACGTCTACGCTCACCTATAAGCATGTTCACTGTATTCATGATTATCACCTACCATCTCCCGCACAGTTCACAGCGGATGATCTCCGCGCGGATATCCGTAAGACTACAATCCGCATCATAATCTATCAAACTGCTTTCCGTCGCATAGCGAATCACCTTAACATGCACACACATATTTGACGTATCGACAGCAAACAGGACGGTAGCCATATAACTGATATTGCCGGCCTCATCTTCCGCATACAGTTCTGTGACGTATTCTCCGTCCACATCTGCGGGGACTGCAGTTTCCCACAGCCCCGTATCGATATTCGGAGTAAATACCACATCCTGATTATCTACCGCACCAAATACACGCTTGACCATCAGTCGGTTACCTCAACACTGATGACAAAAGTCTTTCCAGCATCTACCGGATTCGGTGTTATCGTTACGGACTGGAAGACCGGCGCACCCGTATCAAGCGTCACATGTCTCGTTACCGTCGTGCTCTTGCCTGCAGAATCAGTAGCAATAATTGTAATTGTGTTCTCTCCGCTGTTAAGTGTGATGGTAGTGGAGAAAGCACCTTCTGCTCCAACTTCGACAGGATCGGAATTGATAGTCAATGTCACCGGTGATGACGTCGCATCATTTGTCGTACCAGAAACCGTGATAGTAGCCTGATTCGTTACAAGACCTTCTTCCGGCGAAATGACAGATAACGTAGGTGGAACAGTATCCACTTTGAAAGTAGTTGTTTTTGCTGTTGCTGCATTTCCGTCGTAATCTGATGCATTGACTGCAATTGTATGAGATCCATCCGATAACGCCGTCGTTGGTGTATAGCTACAGGTAAAGCCCTTACCCGATGCTGTTTTGGTTATGCCAGACGTAATAACGGACCCACTGTCGATCTTAATCGAAATCGTGTCTGGATCCACACCGGAGTCTTCATCCGTAACCGCCCAAGCGATAGTAGGCTTATTGTTTGTGATTGTCGCACCTTCAGTCGGGGCGGTGATTGTGATGATCGGTGCAACTTTTTCCTTTACCTGGAGCTGTAACGATGCGCCGAGCGTACCGTCCGAGGCGTCTTTCGTGGTCGTATTGCCCGCGTCATCTTCTGCTGTCACCTGAACATTATAGTAATATCCGGGTTGATTATAAGAAGACTCTGCGGGCGCTGTTACAGTCGCTTCGTACTTTCCGGTTCCAGAGTTCAGAGTAAGATTATAAGTCTGACCGTTGATTACGGCTTTCACTGCTTTAATTGCCATTTATTCCTCCCCTGTATAAATTTCTCCAGAGTAAAACCACTCCGGATAAAGTATTTTACTGATTTCAGTTGCTTTTACGGATATTTTAAGTGCTGCGTTCGTATTGACAGGATTCGGGGTAAGACTGACCATGGTAATGTCTGGCAGGGTGATCGTGATGGTATCCGCCATTTACTACACCTCCCCACTGTATAATTCACCGCAATAAAAAAAGGCTGCCATCATTCGTTGCAGCCAGATGTCAATGGTCTGTAGATCCCATTCAAGTGCGTTCGCCTGGTTAAAATCTATGGTATTGTTATACACGATCTCCCGCCAATCCGGAAGACTGTAAAAGCCCTGCTGTAAATTATCGACATTATGCCGGATCCGGTCGATTTCAGAACGATAAGGAAAGTCTGACATCATCCACGTTTTTTTTCGTGTATTCGTTACAATTGCATATCCGTACTCTCTTAACCTCTCCGCCAGATAGGCGCACCAGCTTTCAATACGATTCAAAAAATCTACATCGGCTCTCGCCTTATCCAGCCCGGCATCTACATCTGCTTGTGTTCGATCATAAATCAGATTTTCCATTTCCCCGTATCACCGCCTTCGCTATGAATCCACCGGTCAGATCGATATCCATCTGTTCCACAGCGCCTTCCAGTACCTTTCCGCTGGAGTTTTCCAGTTCTACCAAATCACCGACGGTTTCTTCTGATAAAAGAAAGCTGCCGGTGTCGGTGATCCGCCGCTGGTAGTAATCGTAAATATGCTGTGCCAGCGCCTGGGCGTCGACATGTAACGTACAGTCTTCGATCTGCAGAATATTTGGTAGCGCATTTGCCGGCAAATTCTCAGCATATACACTTCCGGACAGGCTCTTTGTTTCCTCGTAAGTGATGCCTGTAATGGTTACCATTCCGGCTGTTTTTACGTCGATTTTGGCATAATTTACGTCATTTTCTGTAATCACACCTCCGGAGCAGGTCACGTTTGCTGCAGGAGAGGAAAACTTCGCAAAAAACGTACCGGCCGGTCTTTCTTCTTCAAAGAGTTTTGTGCTGCTGTCTCCCAATGCGTAATTGCTCACATATACCTCAACACCTGTTACAAGTGCCGCCTGCTCCTGTGTGTGCCCGACTACTTTTCGATCAAGCGGGATTTCTTTCGCTTCCTGTTTTGTTGCCCGTACGGTAATGACTCCGGATCTGGAACAGTCCACCACAGCGCACAAAGCGAAAGCCACCTGCTGCAGTGCCTCTCGATGCGTACAGATCGGCAGATAACCGTAAATTTTCCGACCGCTTAGATCGTTTTCGATCTCAAACAGATCCGGTTCCACGCCCGCAGAAGTCATGATTTCTACAATCAGCTCTCCGGCAACAATGCCCTCCGGCCAGTAGCCGCCCAAAAACTCCGTATCGTCCATAACCCCTACGAGGTCGATGCACTGCATCGTCACAGTACTATCGGTATTTGATTTCGGCTCATCCAGATAGAAGGTCCCCATATTCATTTTTATGCCGTCCATTTCTCCCAGCACTTTTATTTCCTGCCGCTGCTGAAATAAGACATAGGCTCCGGTAAGATCCAGCAGATCAAACTCCCCTTTCTCACTGTGAAAAGAGAATGTCATCGTATTGATGCTGAGTTCCGAACTGATCGGATCCACTTCCTCCAGAACCGAGCAGGTTATCAGTCTCGGTGCGTCCAACTGCATCAGAATTCCGTACCGGATTCCGGTCAGTTTCAGAAAATGGTACGGTTGATTGGTACGATAAAAAGTGATTTTTATTCCGTAAAAATCCTCCACCTGGCAATCGCAAAAATACACAGCTGCATTCGGTGAAAAATCACGGCTTGCGATCTGCGCGCCCGCCTGATCGTACCAGATGATATTCAGGCTGCTGCACCAGTCCTCAGTAGCTTCGGAAAAGGTCAGCGTCAGTCCTGCCGAGGTATGTGCTTCCGAGAAGGTAATCGACAAAACCGGCGGCGAGGAAAACATTCCGTTTTCCCCACTGAGTTCCTTTGACCACACGCCCATAAACTCCGCCGCCAGATCATCCGGAGGAAGTTCAAACGTCCCGTCCATCAAAAAACCGGTATTTTCCAGCGTTGCCCACTTTTCAATTTTCTGTTCGTCGTCGTTCAGTTCCGCTGTGTCAGAGAAAGGCTGAATCTCCTCGATAGCAAACACGTTGTCCTGCGACGCCGTCCGATCAAACAAACTGTATTCTATGGCCACGCTGGTCTGCCTGCTCATGCTCCCGCTCCTTTCGGCTCGAATGCGGTAAAGGTAACCGTCAGATTATCCCAGAAATATTCGTCATTCCCTTCGCTGTCTTCGTCGATATAAGAAATACCGTCGGAAATACTCTCAAACGCGGCCTGAAAGGTGATCGTTCCGCCGCGGCCGTAGGGCAGTGTGACTGTCTGACTCTCCTCCGTAGATGTCAGCGTTTCGATCAGCAGATCGTACTGTTCCTGATCCACGTCACCGATTTCTACTGCATAATCCGTATAGATTCCTCGAATTTCCCTGCGGATCTTGCCGTCCTCCGTAGTCACCCGATATTTTTCATCTACACGAAAACTTCGGGAAAGGCTCACCAACCCTACCCGAAAGATGCTGTTTCCGATTTTCAGTTCATCCATTATGCTGTCACCATGCTCTTTCCGACACGTTTGTCTTCTTTGATAATTTCAAGCCGCAACAACCGGATCAGTTCTGCCAGGGATCCGGTAGCCTCGACACCTACAGTTCGTTCCACTGTAGTGTTATTATTGGTGATCTCTCGGACCGTGCCATTGATGCCGCCGCGGTTTGCCGCCCCGGTGAGTCTTGCAGAAGTCCGTGCCATTTCCACATCCACAGTACCGCGCAGCTTTGACATTACCTGAGGAAAAGCACGCTCAAAGCCGACACCTATCCCCTGCGCTGTAGGAACACCCACCAACTTCGCTGATTTCTTCGACGGGCTGTGAATATCCATCGCATCCCGCATCGCGGAAATCACTCGATTGGCAATGCTGCGTGCCTTCGCTTCCAAATCCGGCAGTTTGGAATTCATGCCGTCTATCCAGCCCTGCATGGAGTCTTTTCCGATGGATTCCAGTTCTCCCGGAATATCCGCCAGGGCCTCATCTAATTTTTGATTGAATTCACTGTCCAGTGTATTCAGTTGATCTGCATAAAAGGCCGAGGCTACTTCCTGCGCCAGCTGCTGTTTTTCCAGCCATTTCGTCTGATAAGCGCCGAACTCTTCCTGACCGAGATTCACCAGTTTCTTCGCTGCCATCAGACCTTTATCCGCGCCGAGACTGGTAATCTCCGCAAGGAATTCATCCGTCGCGCCATATTCCTCTCTAAGCTGTGTCAGAAGATCGTTGTATTGTTGAATCTGCTCAATCGAACGGTCGATATTTTCCAGCTGAACCGTATCATCCTCAAAAGCGAACAAATCCCCAAAATCAGAAGACAGGGCATCCTGCAAGCTGTCCCGCTTCTTGATGATGTCGTCATACTGGCTCTGATACTCTGTAGCGATAGCAGTCATCCGCTCTTTGACCAAAGTTTCCGCTTCTTTATAGCCTTCATTCAGAGCATCTTTGTATTCACTGATCAGCAGATCCGCAGCAGTCTTATATTCCCCTGTCAAGCTTCCGGACTTATCTTTATATGCCTTGAACTGATCCTCTACCAATTTTTCAAAAGCGGTCAGAGAATCTTCCTTCTTCGATTCAAGCCCCTTGATCATTTCGTCGATCTGCACTTGGCCTATGGTTTTATAGTCTTTTTTGATGATCTTTTCGGCTTCTCGTTCGGCATCCTGCAGTCCTTCGAGAAAGACTTCCTTCGTCTCCTGAACCGCATCACCTGCGGCATCTATTGGAATATCCGCATTATCTTCTATGCCGTTTCCGAGACCTTCCATCGTCCATTTTCCCACCTGTTCTGTAAACTTGGATGGAGAGTGTGTCTGGAATAGTTTAGTGAAAATTCCTTTGATGCCTTCTACGGCACCGGAAATTTTTTCCTTAACCCATTCGAATTTTTCTTTGATCCCATTCCACAGGCCTTTGATGATATCGCGACCAACTTCTTTTACACGATCTATAATGCTTCGCAGTTTTGACACGATTGCTTCTGCAACCTGAACGATACCGTCTCTTACAGCACCGACTCCGCCTATAATCCCGTTTGCTACATTGGAGACGATCTCCTTACCCTTAGCCAAAATCTCCGGCAGTTTATTCACAATCCCTGAGATGACACTCTTCGCCAGTTCTGCACCCTTCTCCAGCATAGAAGAAAGTCCGTTCGCCAGAGCCTCACCTAAAGCTGCGAGAATCCGTCCAGCAGCGACAATCAGCTCCGGAATCATCTTGATAATACCTTCGATGACCTTCAGCAGAAGTTCCGCGCCCTTCCCCATCATCTGACTATCTCCTGACGTCAGACCGTCGAGAAAGGACACAATCGCATCTGCGGCAATACCAGGCAGTTCCGGCAGCATTTGTGCGATACCTTCGATCACACTGGTAACAATGCTGGCGCCAATACTTAAAATTTCCGGCAGAAAAGAGGCAGCGCCCGTAATGAACTGCAGGATCATCTCCCCTCCGGAAGCAATCATGGAAGGGAGGTTTTCCTGAATTCCACCGATAAATCCCTGTAACGTGGAATGAGCTGCTTCCAGGGCTCCGGTGAATCCATTCTCTTTCATACCTGCAGTAACACTCTGGATTCCCTGCGCGACTGCTCCCATCGCAGAGGTCAGCTGAGGCGTGAACTGATCTCCGATGTTCTTAAAAAAGACATCCATCGACCGCCGGGCACCTTCCAGCGCGCTGTTGAAGTCATCATACTTGACATTCATCATCTGCTGCATTGCATCAGATGACGCATAGGCTTTATCGGAGATATTTGCCAGCTGAGTTACTACCTGCGGTCCGAGATCTTCCCACATGGTACCGAAAAGAGCCACACCGATCTCATTCTGCTTCAGCGGATCTTTGATCAGAGACAGCCCGGTGACTACCTGCTCGAATGCCTGATTGGCAGATTCTCCGCCAGCGGCGAACTTCTTCTCCATATCTTTGATGTTTAAGCCCAGACTCTGAAAAGCGCCGCGAGACGTATCGGACAAATCGATGACGCGTATGGCGTTTTCTTTGATTGCATCCCCAATCTTGTCTAAGTTAAAAGCACCTGCGTCCGCGCCGGTCTGCAGAATATGAAACATCTCATCTGCGGAAAATCCCATCTTCGCAAACTGCACCGAATACTCACTGATGGAATCCAGCATCTCTCCGGAATAGTCCAGCCCGTTCTGCGCGCCGGCGGCGATCAGGTTAAACGCCTGCTCTGCAGACACACCGAAGTTCTTCATCACGGCTTTCGCCGCTTTCGTAGATTCCGCGATATCGTACTCAAAGGTATCCCGCAGAGTGATTGCCTGCGCCGTGACATTTTCCATTGCGGAAGCATCCATATCTCCGAGATTTCGCTTTACCGCAGAGATTGCATCTGCCAGATCATCCATGGATTCTCCGAAGTTATTACTCCACAGGGATTCCATGACCGACTCGTATTCCTTCATCTGTTCCGCGCTGGCTCCGGTGGATGCTTGCAGCTGATTCAATGACTGCTGAAACTCCGTAGACTTTTCAATGGCTGTCTGAAAAGCTCCGGAAATCGCTTTGATTCCTTCAATAACAGCGCCTGCTGCAAACGCCGCTTTCATCATTCCACCGAGACTTCCGATTTTTTCGCTCAGCCCTCCTGCGGATCCTGAAATTTCCTTAAAGGAAGAGAGCATCCCTGAAGCCATGTCTTTCAGGGACTTCTTCGCCCCTTCCGACTCTTTTCCCATCTTTCCGATGGCCTGCTGTCCATCACCGACGGAATCTTTCACATCGTCCATACCGGAGGATGCGTCCTTCATTCCTTTGCGAATCTCACTCCCGGCTTCTTTCCCGGACTGACCTAACTGTTCCAGTTCACCAGCACTTTTTTTACTGTCTGACTTTAAGCCCGCAAGCGATTTTTTAAATTCGCTGTCATCTCCGGAAATTTCGATAACCACACTGCCGTCTGCCAATGATCCCACCTCCTTTTCATCGTGGCGAAATCATCGGCTCTCAGGCGCTACTTGATTTCTCGTTCCGGTATTTTGATCTCAAAAATACGTCCGCATCGGCGGCCTTTACACTTGATAAAAAGGCCTCTGCACACCGCGCTTTTTGTGCGGGTCAGAGGCATCACATAGCCGCAGTACGGACATTTAATTTTCTGCATGTACCTGCGCCTCCTCAAATCGTTTTGCTACTTTTTGGCGCATCTGTTCGTTTCGTTCTTCCGCGGTCATTTTACGCTTCTTTTCCGGCTGCCGGATAGCATAGAGTTTTTTCATCTTCCGGTAATAGCCCTTCTGAGACTTATCTACTTTATTGATATCCACGCTGCGAATATGGATTCGCTGCATAAAAGATGTATCTGCAGGGAGACCGAACATCAGCCGGCGAAACTTCCACCAGTGCATTAAGTCATGTTCCAGATCAATGCCGTAGGCTTGCGCAAAAGAAGCGGTCAGAGCATCGGAATCCAGAGAAAAATCATAGATTCGTCCCTTCGATGCAGAAATCATCTTCGGTACCTCTCCGTTTTCTTCCTCTTTTTCTCCGGCATAAAACCGAATCATCTGCTCGGCCGCTTCCTCTATTGGCTGCGGAACACCTACCGGATAGAACAGATCCAGCAGACCTTCCACATCCGGATGTTCCTGTAACATTTCGGTTTCAATCGAAACACCGACGCGAAAATCTGGATTAATACATACTTGTACGCCGCCAACTTCTACGGTGTCTGGCAGCCGTTCAAAAGGATTACGCTTCAACTAACGTATTCAGCGAGCTTCCTGCAGTGTCCGCGTTGGATTTCGCACGCTGCGCTGCCTCCTGTCTGCGCTTTTCTCTTTCTGCTATGCGTTCCGCCTCTCTTCTCTGCTGGCGATTCATAGGAGGACGCGTTGGCGAATTCGATTCCACCTGCAGAATCTGTGTTTTCGCACGATCCATTACATCAGACACGTCCTGCAGAAATTTCGTCAAGGCTGACATTTCGGTCATGACGTTTCTTCGCGCTCCAAAAATTTTATTGGAGATCCCCTCTCCCAGCACGACATCGAAAAAGTCCCGAACGATCTCACACATTTCATGAAGCGTCTCTAACGCGTTACCATCGGTAACACCGGCCTGCATTTCCTCAGCTCTCTTCATGGCGAAATTTCTTTCTGACTCAAAGAGTTCCAGATTTGTAAGATCAAAGATATCAAACTCCACCTCGCAGCCGTTGACAATATATGTTTCCATTCCTATCCTCCTACTCACTGTCTGCGGCGTAGGTATATTCCACCGGGGCAGAATTGTTGCACATGATATCGATATCCACCTCTGCTGCCGCGCCTGCATCTTCGGATCCATCGGAGTTTACAATAATCGCCGCCTGACCGCTTTCCCCTTTGCCTGTGAGCAATGAAAAATATACATAAGGCTTGACGATTTTCTGACCCTTGCCGAATTTAATTGCATGGCTGCAAGCATAGTCCTGGAATTCGTCTCCCTCGAACCGATCTCCAGTGACATTGAAAGTCCGCTGGGTCGCCGTTTTGTTGGTACTCTTTCCCGCTCTTAAATAAGTTTTATCTTCTGTCTCCGGATTCAGCTGCGCATCTACCGCTGTCACACCGGTTTCTACGACAATGTATTCTCCTTTTTTTGTGCTGGGCGTATCTGCAATATCGATTGCCAGTACAAAATCATCTGTGTTTGTAATGCCGGCATACTCCTCATCCGGCGTATAACCTGCCATCAGTTCGGATAATTTCATAATTACCGTGCTCCTTTCTCAAAATATGTCATTTTTAGCTGTATCTGATATCTGGCTTTTCCTTCAGAAGTCATCTGAAAGGGGTATCCGCTGGTAGTCACTTCCACTTTCTGCGCCCGTCTGCCCGGCATCAGCTCCGGCAAATGCTTCGGCCGTCGGTTCTGTTGAGCTACCCAAGCGGAAAACTCTTCGTACCACTGCAGATTATCCGCGTTCTGTCCGATGGAATCTCCGAAGAATTCCCGGGAAGCCAGAACGAAATCAAACTGTTTTACCGCCGATCCATCCAGATATCTCTTTACAATCTCCGGTCCCGGCACACTGTCCACCGAATAGGTCTGTGCCTTTTCCGGAAGAAAATCCACGCCAAGACGTCCGGAAGAAAGCGACTCGTACGTGCGCAGCCATTTGCGCACGGCTTCGATATTCGTCATCTTGCTTTTCCTCCCACATATACGGCAATTCGTTTCATCAGATCGGCTCTTCGGTTTGCCATCATCCGCTCCGTCCACCTCGGCCCCCGCATCGGGCCGCCGTCGTACGCCATCTGGCGCCCGGTGGGTTTCTTCGGGGCGCGGGAGAAAAATCCCTCATCGCCCAGTGGAATGTTAGGACCATAGATCTCGCCTACCCAGTGATAGTGCGCGTAAGGTCCCCGATAGGTGATCGAACTCCCATCGTTTGCGATAATTCGCGTGTTCTTCAGCGTTCCACTTTGAAAGGGGACATAGTCATCTGAGAGATTTGCCACTTCATTTGCGATAAATCGCTGTGTCTTCGCATCTGAACCCATCCCGCGGCTTCGCAGAATTGCATCCACATCAATATTGATCTTCATGATCCGCTCACCACCCAGTGCCGCAGTCTTCCTCTCCGGTTATCACCCATCGAAGTGATGCAGAAATATTCCCGGTCAGCAAAGTCTGCCGGCGCGTGTTTTATTTCCTCGACGATGCCGCGGATAACGAAATCTCCGCGCTTTGGCATCACCCCGGCCGGCATGTTGGACTCCGGAATTCGCACGATATAGGTATTCTGGGGTTCCGCCCCCTTTGTGGTCTGGGTGACCACCCGTTTTCCGTACCAGCTTGCGCCGATAATCTCTGTGAGAAGGTAAGCCTCGCCGTCATCTGTGCGCTGCGGCTGGATCAAAGTTATGGTTTCGGTGCATAACAACACGGCGCACCACCTCCCTGATATAGCAGACCGGTCGTCGCCAGATAACCGGTTACAGCGGCATAACGCCGCTGCTCCGGTGTCTTTTGACTGGTCACATAGGTTTCGCTGTAGCCGTCATTACTGGCGCTGGCGACTTCTCCTCCCGCGTCCTGCTGAAAATCCGCATCAGCAACGGCACACAATGCCATTCGACAGTTGTCCAGCAAGAGGGAAGGCAGAGCATTTGATGCTCGTCCAAAAGTAACGGCATTCAAGTAAACCGCAGCGCTTCGAGCGTATTCCGGCCATTCCTCCGACCGAATTGCAGTCCCTTGATAGACCTCGCTGTAAAAACTGTAATCAACTGTCAGCATGCTTCTTCCTCCCTATTCTTTTGGGATCAGAGTGATATCTTTGCTCACGGCTGACGCATCGACATTAACGGTTTCGATAACAGTACCGTAACCTTTCTTCGAAATTTTCGCGTTGTAGTTTCCCTTCCTCAGGTTAAAAATCGCAGTTCCGTCTGTTCCGGTCTTCAGACGCGCCCCGTCTAAATCGATAACCACTCCTTCTACCGCTTCCGGTTCTTCCTCGTTATTCTTCACGGTAAAAGTAACCTTCTGCGTTGTTACCGCCGTAGCCGGCTCCAAATAAGCAAACGGCACGTACAGACGATCTTCATCCAGTCTGGTGGCCGGATTCGGCAGAGCCCAGCCCATACGGAACACTACACGAAGTGCGATCATATCCTGCTGTGCAAGGTTATATACAATTTCTTTCGTACTCGGATCCTGAATCACACCCTGATCCAAAATCTTGACCGTGATATCCTGACGGACGGAATACACCGCCTGAGACCAGTCGCCGACGATCAGCTGCGCGACGGAAGTGTCAAAGGCGCCATTCATTGGGAAGTACATCGGTGCACCATCCAGTGCGTACTGTGTCGGGCCCTGCATATCCGACTTAAAGATCGGCATGCCTTCCGTCGTTTTAATTCCTCTCAGTTTTCCCCGCATAGCCATGGCAGCAACCGCGCCGTTGACCATACGGCCGCCCTGTTCTACTTTGGAGATTACACCGTTTTCTCCGAGAAGAGCGTTATATAAGTCGCTGCCCGGCGCTACGTTGTTCCCTGCCTGCCGCGCGGAAGTAATGATGTCCGCACGCCAGCTTGCCGGGCGACTAACGCCGAAAATAGCCGCCTGATCGACACGGATACCGATCGCTTCCGTGACACGTGGTCTTACCTCGCCCATGATGTCAAAGGATGCATCGTCAACCACCGCTTCCGGAATCGGTATGATCACCGCCAATTCCTCAGCAGTGAGATACACGTTGTCCCACGCCTGCTGGCTGGTCTGTTTGAAGCCGTTATCTCCATTAACCCAGTAGGCCATCGGCAGCATATCGAGTACCGGCATCCGCGTCGTTTTACTGGTCATATTTGGCAATCGACGTGCCAGCTGCATGAAGATCGAGTTTTTTGGAGTGTCCTGCTGAATCGTATTGATCAGCTGCTCCTGAATCAGAGCTTCCGCCTGCTGGCGGGAAATCATATCTGGCATAGTATCTTACTCCTTTCCGAATGCCGCTCTGAGAGCCGCATTTACCTGTGCATTTTTATCTGTGCCTGGTTCTTTATTTCCTTCATGGCTAAGACCTGTGCTCGATTTCGCCGGTTGGAATAAAAACGCGGTATCCTCTCCCTTTTTTAACGCTTCAATCTGCGTATCCAGCCCGATCAGATCTCCGCTGTCGTCCAGCGAAATTTTTGTTCGGTCGATCAGTCCGGCCAGTGCCTTCGGATTACGTGCTCCAGAAGAAGAAAGACCTTTTTCCAGAGCGAATTCAAAGCGCTTCGCGCTCAGTTTCTTTTCCGCAGCTTCCGCTTTCTTCTTCCACTCCGGATCGAAACCCTCCAGCTGCCTGTTGGCATCGGATAACTGCGTTTTCAGTCCGTCGCGCTCAAGCTCTAAAGCGCCGATGGTCTTGATGTGTTTTCCAATGTCGGCGCTGTTCTGATCGAGAATCTTGTCGACAGTCTCTTTTTCCAGACCCAGATCTTCTAAAAATTTACGTTCCATATTTTTACTCCTTTTTCCACTTCGCTTTTTTCTCGAGGGTCGCGTCCTCTATGGTTCCGTAGTTTCTCGACTTCGGACCGGTCAAAATGGGTATAAAAAAGCACCGTACCTCTCGATACGATGCTGATTTATCTTCTGTGTTATGCAAGGATTTCTGTGTTGTCTTTTAGATCACTTGCAACTTTTTTCATAAGATTGTTCTCCTGCAGGTATTCCAAACCTTGCAGTGAAATTCTCATCTCCCTCTCACAAACAATCGGCAGAGATGAGCGCAAACAGTATGCCAATTCCGCACCTTCAATATATCCCTCATTGATTAACATTTCTATGAGACGGATCCAGCGCATCTGTGATATTCCAAGACTTTCCGCTGTAATCGGAGACATATCCGGTTCAGAAGCGTCCATCATAGCTTCCAGATGTTTGAGAATTCTGTATATGACTTTGAAGTTGTCCATATTTTCACCTGTATTCTATTATATCGCTTCTATCTCTTTAATTTCGTCAACATACAATTCAAAACCATCTATTGATATGCTTTCCGGATCTGGTTCATTATCAAGTTCTGAGGTGTAGTCATACGCAAGCCCCTCGAAAACTTTACCATCTTTAAGCGTAATCCGAACACGTTTACCTTGTGCCTGAGCAAGAATCATTCCTCCTCAACCTCCTTTGCAGGAACAATATGCGTTCCTTTTTTACCGTAATGAATAGAGAATCGGCGGGTCTCATATTCTTTTCCTGTTGTATTATCAATCCACACACCTATCGGTTCATCAGCAACGACAAATTCTTTGTGCGTCCACTCTATAGAGGCGGTTAATTTCACTTCTCCAGTACCGTGATAACGATCTACAAGTTCTTGAGCATCCTCCAAGGTTCCAAAAATATAACTTCGACCTTCAATATATCCATCGGAATCTTTTATATGCTTGTTTTGATGTCCGCGATTTATCGACTTTGAAGTAGTATCTGACTTAATCAGCTGAATCGCTTCCTCTTTCTTTTTATTATATCTTTCCTGTTTTTGCTTTTCAATTTTCTTCTGTGCGTCAATATCTCGCTCAACCTGCTTCGCCGCCTTGTAATCAAATCCTGGTACCCGTTCTCTCTCATACTGCCGCTTCAGCTTCGTCTGTTTAATGAAATCTTTCTGGATATCCTGCCATTTCTTAATTTTAGCCGCGCTTTCGTAAGTATCCAGTCCTGCGGCCTGCATCGCGGCATTTTCACGTTTCCAACGCCGGATTTGACGCTCTATGTACCGTTGTTTCTGACTAACTTCATACTTCGTCATTTTCTGACCGTTGTATTCGATGTCCTTCTCTTCCAGCTTTTTCAGCTGTTTTTCCGAATATTTACGCGGGCTGCCTTCGAAAAAGGGAAAGAAATTGTGTCGGCAGTTCCAGCCGCCGAGACCTGCACCGGTTCCGTAGCCGGTAGACTTTCTGAAATCCGGGTACTTCTTTGATTTTCCGGAACGGCTGTAGACTTTTCCCTGCCACTTTGCATGTTCCGGACGGGCGCCGGAATGCGCAGTCACCTCTATTAGGTCACTGTCCATCTCATCCGCGAGCGTATCCTGCATCTTCAGAGAAGTCTGATTGATTCCTGTCAGCACAGCACGTCGGACAGCCGCCTCGATGGATGTGCTTTTTCCAGAGTCGTAGTTCGCCGTCTGAATCCCTTTCTCCGCCAGTGTCTTTACCGCCGAACGGATTGCCGCGTTGTAGTCAAATGTCCCGGTGGAAATCTGCATCCAGGCGCGGTCGAGAACCTTTACAAAGACTCCCGTGGATTCTCTCGCCGTCGTACGGGTGAGATTTTTAAAAACGTTTTGCGTCTGCCTCATCCCTGCGGTCAGCGTCTTTTGCAGATTTTCGGAAGTATCCAGCGTCTCCGGTTCCTGCCCTGCCGCCCGATAAGATTCCCCATCCGACGTCAGTGTCTCGTTGGCCGCCAAGAGAAACAGGGTTTTCAGTTCTTCTGTACTCTTGCCTGTAAGCTCTGCCAGGCGCTGATAGATATATTCTTCCGCAGCGCCCATTTCTTTCAGCATCTGCTTCTGATGCTCCGCTGCAGGAATCCAATAATCATAAGCACCGATTCTTCGTGCCATATCCATGAGGATATCCCGCTCCGCCTGCGCATAGAGCTTTATTAGAGTGTCTGGCAACCCGTCAAGAAATTCCGGTGTCAGCATCAGGCATCACCGCTCCGTCCGAAACCAAACGGATCCGGATCTTCTTCTGTAATCATAGATTTTGCTGTTGTTTCGTCTTCTCCAAAAAACTTCATCCGGTACTCCCATTTCTGACGCACGCCGTCGCGGATCTCCTGCAGGAATCTCTGTTTCTCCGCGCCTACGTCCTCAATGATGGAATCGTCGAAATTCACGGTGATTTCCGGCTCTGTGGAGAGCCCCTCGAGAATTTCAACCGCTTTTACCATACCGACGATCGCACTGCGAAGTACCAACTCGTGTTTCTTGAGGTTCTGAAAAAGATCGGATTTCTCACTCACCACTTCGGTGGCGGTCTTCACCTGGCCATCCTGGAAATTATACCGGTCTTTTCCCAGGCCGCATTTATATGACAGTAAATTCAAGCCCGTTTGAAGCCCAGCTTCATGCGCCTGATACCGCAGTTCCATATTGTGTTCTGTGATTTTGTTTTCCCCGTTCTGCGTCTCCGGTACCGCATAGAATTCCGTATCGTTATCATCAAACACCGGCCGGGCAGATCCGTCTTCTTCCATCGCGATACGCGCCATAGATATCGGCACAGTGATCCTCTTTTTCCCCAAACGAAATTCGTTACAATAGCTGTCATATACCAGGTCGATCCCTTTCAGCTGATCAATAGCGTTGGCAAATACTGAAACTCCCATAGGATTGTCCAGATCAATATTGTTCACGATGTTCGGCCGCACAATCTGAAACATAGGAACGTCAGAATAGGTCCGATACTCCGCTTCCACATCCGGCGGAAGATCGATTTCTCCGCCCAGCGTCTCTCCATTGACAGAAAACATATGATTTTCAATTACGTATTGACCACTTTCCAGTCGGTGGATATTCAGATACAGCTGCTGCTGTTTGCTTGCGGTACGCATAGATGCAAACGCACATTCCCGTATTTCCCCATTATGCCAGGTCAGCGGATAGATCATGCTGCCCCGCACATAGTCGATACGAGTCTCGTTGTTTTCCTTATACTCCACAAAAGCGCCTGTGCCGAGAGCGAACGCTTTTTCGACTAACTGATTGGCGCGTGTTTTGAACTGATTTCGTTCCAGGACTTCACTTACGATCTGATGCGTCCGTTTCTCGGCAATGGTGATATCCAGCTTTTCATTGAGTGCAAGATTCGCCCAGTCTTCCGCGATGCTTTTTGCCATACCCAAGCTCTTTCTCTCCCGGGTAATCTGACAGCGACCGTTATACTGTTTATACGTATGAAAATCGATCACCTTGCCCTGATACCATCTGAGCCAGTTAGAGATGTGTCCGTAGTAGGTACTGTCGATACACTCAAATCCCCGGCGTCTCAAATATTGTAAAATTCCCTGCATTTCTCACCTCTTACAGATACATAATGTCATCCTGTATGCTCTCGGTCGCATATTCCATGCTGTCCAGACTGTCGATATCCGTTGTCCCGTCGTCCAGCCGGATATCTTTCACCGGTTCGTCTGGATCGTACACCGCCTCTTCAAACGCTTTGATATGTGCGGTACATGATTTCATAATCCGAAAGCGATCCTGAGCAATCATACTGTTATAGAATGCAATTCGGTCATTGATCGGTCGTTTTTGCGCATTTTTTACATCGACGCCCAGTCGTGAGCGTACCGACGCTACCGTCAGGCCTTCGATCAAAGTCTGTTCCGCGCTATCACAATAAGCTTCATAAACACGGTAGCGCCGCTTTGCTCTGCGGACAAAATCAACAAAAGCGTCCTCCACCTGTTTCGGTGAAAGCCGCCCATTCTTCTTGTTATCATGATAAAATTCGTCCAGTATGACGATCTGGCGAAATCCTTTCGTCAACCCCGTCAGTGTAAAACTATGCGCGGACTTCGTTCCTCCAAAGTCTACGCCGATTACTGCATACTGAATATCTGAAGGAGCCGCATTCAGCAGAAAACGTTCTTTTTCATCGGCAAACTGCTGATAGATCAGACCATCTGTCGCCGCCCACAATCCCAAAATGAAACGTTTATAGAAAACGCCGGTAAACATGCGGTAAAACTTTTCTTTCGTCTTCGGGGATAACGCGAGATTGTCGTCCATCGTGAAATGAAGATGATAGATATTTTTCTCTTCTGCCTTATCCAGCAGTTCTGTCTTTACATAATGTGCAGGACTCTCCGGATTGCAGTTCATGAAGATTTTTGCACCTTCGACAGAGCATCGTCCGATCATCTGCTCGATAAAATTCCGGGGAAACAGAGCGGCTTCATCTGCCAGCGCACCGGCTGCCGTCAGTCCCTGAATCTTGTCCTGTGAACTTTCATTATGCGCATCATACAGGTAATAAGTGTTCGTACCAATTTCAATATACTGCTCTCCGCTGCGCACATACCGATAAGGGATTCCCCACGCAGTCAATATCTGCAGCATCGGACCGATCACGTTCTTTTTCAGGGACCCGATCGTCTTTCCCGAAAGGATAAAATTCTGCCCGGAAAAACACTCCATCGACCAGATCAGAAATGAACAGATGCAGGCGATCGTCTTGCCAGATCGGATGGAACCGTCCGCGATCATGATATCGCGGTTCCGATAAGGGCTGCCTTCCCGCCACCAGTTCATCAGGCGCTGCTGTTTTGCCGAAAACGGTAGAAATCGAAAACTACTGCTCTTCTTTGCCATCGTCTTGGTCATAAAGTGCGGTGATGTCTTCCGGTTTCGGATGCAGCGCCTTCAGGAAGTCTGCGATTGCACCTGCGTCTCGTTTGCTTCCATCTTCTTCAAATAAACGGTAACGTTTTCCTAACAGCTCCGCCGCTTTCAATCGTTCTTTCACCGCCGTGTTTTTCTCAACTAACTTTTGGCAGCCTTCCCCGCACAACAGAGGAATTTCTTCCCTGACTTCGCCGCGCATCACCGCGGTCAGAGTCTCCAACACCTCCGCAGCATCCGCTGTACGCTGCGATTTAATTTCCTGCATCCGCTGATCTATATACTTTATAATTTCAAGTTTTTTCAAGTTTTCCCCGCCGATTCTCCCGGCGGTTTTCGCGCTGTACCCGGCCCGAATCGCGGCCTGTGTCGCGTTTAAATCGATGAGATACTCATCGCAAAAGCGTTTCTGTTTTTCTGTTAATTTTGCCATGGTTCTCACCTGCCTTCCACGCAAAAAGCACCCGGTCTCCCGAGTGCTTTCTTATTCCATTGACTTATCATGAAACTATCTGATATACTTCTTTAGTAGAGATGGCGTTGGTGGCAAGTCCTACGCCTTCTCTCTTGTGGTTCAGCCCTGCTTATTCAGTGGGGCTTTTTTCTTTTTTGCCATTCCCCTCTGACGGACGGCTTTATCCGCTTTTTCTATGCTTCTACATTGTTTAAATGCTAAAAAATAAAGAATCCCTGCAATGATCTGCAGGGACTCTTTCCACAAATATATTCAAGGAGACTACAAATTGGTTTCACTCTTTCTGATACCATATTACTATAAAAAAATGCGACATGTACGACATTTATAAATTTTTTAAAAATCTTTCTGCTCTCTTTTGTACTGCTTTTTCTGTTGAATTGCATATTCGTGCGACCTCCATCCAACTCAATCCCTGCTCGTATCTCAAACGCAAAATATTTCGAATCTCCGGATTATCCAGTTTATCCAAATACTTTTCCACTTCCAACAATTCCCGCTCCAGTTTCTTTTTCTTCCGCTGGAGTCTCATCTGTAATGCGCTTTCCCTCGACTGATCCACGCCCTCAATTCGGAAATGGCGGATACTGTAAGGAAACTCGTCCGATGATCCAGAAACGATATCGGTTGCCATTGTCTTTCGGTTGCTGTGAATTATGAGTTCTAATCCTTTGATTTCTCGACGTATCTTAGCTATATTCTTTAAATTTTGCTCAAATTCCCCCACCCTCATGTCACCTTTCTTCCTGCATTCTTCGCTAACCACTCATCCGATCCGACACAGATCTGATTTGTTCGCCGCTTTTTCGTTCTTGGCTGATACTTGTCACAGTTCTTTATATCATCGCCATATACTCCCCTGCGCTTTCCCGTATATCCAATGTAGTCACAGAACTTTATCGACCCAGATCCGTTTCCCAAATGCGAACAATATTGACAACTTTCTTTCTTGCAGTGCTGCATCCCTATCCCTCATTTCCGGATTCTTTCCAAATTCCGCGCCATTTTCGCACTTTTTTCCTGCTCAAGTTCTTCTGCGGTGATATCAAAAATCAGCTGCATCATGTCGATACAGATCAGGACATCCGTCATTTCTTCTGCCAGTCCGACACGGCATCCTATCTGCTCCGTATGGTTTTTAGCCCGCTTGTACTTTTGTGATTTCTTTGATCAACTCCGCACATTCTTCGGTGCAAATTGTCAGGGTCTCGTCTGCGCCATGATGATCGATCAGCTGTTTGAGCTGCTTTCTGTATTCTTTAGATTCCATCCCCATCACTTATGTACTCAACTTTTCCTGCAATCTCCATCCCGCAAGCCGCGTATCCTGCGAGGTCAATGTAATTATCTGCCTTATATTTCCCGGTAGATGCCCGCGCTATTTTAAGCAAGGCCATCATCATCGATACGTCTTCTGCTGTTACAGGGTATCCTAAATAAGCACCCCATAAATCTGCAATTTTCGCAAAATTATCTTCAGGCGCCCCGTACTGCGACTCTCTGTCTGTGCATACAATTTCCATAGCCTTCTTCAGGCATTCTTCTCTTGCTGTCATTCTTCTCTCCCCTCTTCATATAACTTTTTTGTCGCATCCTCGCATCCTTTCAATGCATTCCGCCATTATTCCGCCTCCTTGTCCGTACTTAAGGGCTCAATCTGCAATTTTGCAATCTCAGCAGCGGCTCTATATACGAGTGCATGTTTATTTTCTCCGTGTGTTTCTGCCAATTTTCCAAGGAATTCCTCAATTATTCCATTAAAACAGCCGCACCTTACCTCAATTTTTTTATTCCTGCATCTGTAAAATGTGGTGTATCCGTCACGGCTTCCGACAGGTCCGATCGAAAAAATATGGTTTGCAGAATATACTTCGGCGTCGCCGCACACTTCGGCGTTGCCGCACACTCTGGCGTCGCCGTACACTCTGGCGTTGCCGTGCACTCTGGCGCTGCCGTGCACTCTGGCGTCGCCGTACACCCATGCGTCGCCGTACACCCATGCGCTGCCGTGCACTCTGGCGCTGTCGTGCACCCATGCGTCGCCGCGCACTCTGGCGTCGCCGTACACTCTGGCGTCGCCGTACACTCTGGCGTCGCCGTACACTCTGGCGTCGCCGTACACCCATGCGCTGCCGTGCACCCATACGCTACCATCATGAGACAGATTCTCCTCTTTTTCAATCCAGCCGCCTATATCTCCGGCTTCGACGACTCCGAATGCCGTAACCGCTCGTATTCTGCGCAACACTACCTCTGTGCCTATCAATTTAATCCGCTTTACTTCGCCCGTAAATTCATACTTTTTCATTTTATTTCCTCCATCTTCGCGCCGCAATTAGGGCAAAAATCGAACCTATTGTCAGCGTGTCCATGGCAAAAAGAACAAAATACGCCGAGTTTGTTCTTTTTAGGAACTTTCTTTTCCGGGAACTGTTCTTCCCAACTTAACCACTTTCCACGTTTAACAGATACAACATCTGCGGCAGGGAAATTCTCTACCAGTTCCATAATTTCTACCATGTCGCATGGCGTATCATATAGTTTGCTGTAAAGCGCGTCCTTTTCGATGTATTCCCTCATTATTCCTCCACCTCCCACGTAAGCATGTCTTCGACGCTGTGCGGCTCTTTATCGCTCCATTTAATAAATGGCAAATCAGGGAATGACTTTTCATTTAATTCAATTTTTTTCTCAGCGCCTTTGCAAATCCAGTAAACAGCATCTTTTATAGGTTTTATTTTTGAAAACCACAATTTCCCATCAGCATTACGAAAAATCCAGCCTTCAACAAGAGCCTCACATAATGCCCTTTGTCTTTTCGTCAGCGTCGGCTTCAGCTTCGGCTCTTCGCACTCTTTCTCTATTATTTCTTCGTTACGTCTTTCAAAGTTAATCATTTTTTACCTCCCATACCTGTACCGTCTTTCTCAGTTGCTCCACTTCCCTCTTCAATCATTTTCTCTTCTCTTCAAAATTCACATTCACGGATCCCACCATACGCAAAGTATCTTCCATCTGATCCTCTGCATATCGTCTGCCATTTTTACGACACTCCATCAAATGAGCTGTCAGGCGAACATTCTTCGGGCGGTCAAATTCCTCTTTCTTTTCCTCTGATTTCCTGCGACGCATCTGATTCCGTTCTCTGCGCTGCGCAATTCTACACTCTTCTGAACAAAAAAGAGAATATTCACCTTTGGGCTGGATGTATATTTTTCCGCAGCGCTTACAGATGCGTTTCTTTTCGATCAGCCCTTTCGACTTTGACGAACAGGAACGACTGCAGTATCTTTGTTTTTCATAAGATGCCATGTATGTTTTCCCGCAGTACTCACAGATTTTTTCCCGTTTCTTTTTTGACATGTTCCCTCCTAAAACGGTAAGTCCTCATCGTTGATCGCTTCAAAATTACTCTGATGTACATAGGGGTCATATCGTTCGGAGGTATCCGGAGGTTTTTCTTTCGTTTTATTGCCAACGAAGTAAAATCTCCCCACTATGATATCCGTGGTATATACGGTATCTCCCTTCTGATTCTGATAGGAGCCTGTCTGAATTCTTCCTTCTACAGCCACCTGACGGCCCTTTGTGAGGTGTCTGGAGAATGTTTCAGCCTGCTTACCGAATAATGTAATTCGGATGAAGTCAACTTGTCTGTCATTTCCGCCGTCCTGGCTGTTTCTGGACACCGGACGGTCTACCGCCAGTGTCGCTAAACAAACTGGCATCTGTGAGTTGGTGTATCGGAGTTCCGGATCTTTCGTTAATCGTCCAATCAAAGCCACGACATTCATCTTCCCATGCCCTCCTCTTCAAATATTCCTCTCCATTCCCAATAGTTATTCTCGCCGCTACACTCGCGCTCTCCTTTTTGTGGATGTGTACATAGCGCTCCCAAATCGTATAAACATCCCGTACAGAAGCCTTCGCTCACTACAACCTCTTTTAATAAATCCACTGCCTGATTTCTTTCTTTGACGAGAAGATTCAGGACCTGTGCCGCTTCCCGCATTAAAGCATTATCGCAATGAGGGTAGGCGTTATAATATTTGCAACGTTCATCAGAACAAGCTGACTGTTCGGAGCAATAGACGAGATTTTGATAGACTTCCTCTATTCTGTCACCAATTTTTCTCATTTCCGGATCCGTTTCTCTGAAATTTGCCGGTCTGCCGAGAGCTGCGATTCCGAAATCCATGCAGGATTTACACGGGTCTTTATCGGATGGTTCTTCTGCATATTTGCACTTTCCGCAGAATTCTTTCATATTTTTCATATTTCCTCCCATGGCATGACGAATCGAATCTGGTATTCATTCAATTCATTAAAGTTGTAATATCTTTCTTTGTATTTTCGTTTCTTTCCTTTTGGCCATATACTAAGGCGAGGTTTCGGACTTTCGGAAATCATGATGTACTCTAAATAAGGAACATTTGTTACCGGATTAACTCCGCGATAGATGCTTTCCTGATCTATGTAATATCCTCTGATCGGTTTCGGATCCCTGATCAGTTGCGAAGCATCGACTTCTTCCACTTTTTTCGGCGGAGTTTCCACTGTCCTGGAACAGGAAAAGCGTTGTTTCGAATATGCATCCAGGCTGCGAAATGTTTTATCCGTTTCTTTGATCAGATAAGATGCCAGCTTTCTATAATCTCCTGTGGTGTCCAAATGCGTCGGACGTGCTTTTCCCGCTGTCCAGAGCTGATCTAAATCATAGGTATCCATCTGCGACAGGATCATGTGATGATGAATTCTCTGATTCTCGTATTCGGTAACCATGATCCATTTCAGTGTCGTTCCTTTTTTCTTGAAATATCTCCGGAGTCTTTTCAGAAAATTATTGACCTCTTTTTTCGCTTGTTCCTTCGTCGGTTCCTGCCCTTTATATGTAAGTACGACATGGAGATCCCCTGGGCCAAAATTATGATGCAGTTTTATCATTAATTCCCGCTCTGAATTTTTCCGGTTGATCACCGCCACAGATTCCGGCGTCGGTCTTGATCTTCGGCTTCTTTTTTCTCCCGGAGTCTTTTTTATTCCTCCATATATCCGGCGGCTGATAATGCTGCCGGCGACAATCGTTTCTCTCTTGATTTTCATCTCATGTCCCTTAGATTAATAT